TTAATATAACTAGTCTCTGCTTCCTTCTTGAAATGGGCTACGTGATCCATGAATTCGTCAGCCTTAATGTTAAACTGTCGACGTCCACGAATTCCAAGAGAAATACGCTCTTCAGTGTACTTTGTCTTTAGTCCTGGAATGGAAATGTCCATGGTGATCCATGAAACTGTTTTCCTGGTGGAGTCAGCAAATCCATGTTGAATTGGTGTTCCAGTATAGATCAAATTTGCTGCTAAGACTTGATAATCGTGAATATGACCTGACATACAAAGAGGATTTATTGTCGGCCAAGGATCACCGACATTGGAAGTGATAGTATTCATCTTGGCTCCCATAAATTCTTGATGAGTGAAGACCATATTAATTTCTTTTCTGAAATGATCTGTGTACTCTAATTCTTCTTCAGTATTAGATTCGGTGTCTTTTATGTTTTCATTTTGATCAGAATCTTTGGTGCGAACATAGTTAGAGTCAACTGTTGCAATAGCTTCAATTAAACGTCCTGGAGGGACATAGGGAATAATCATACACTTGTACTCTATACCTGGACTCGTACTTTCAGAGCTTGTCCGTCCAGAATGAACAATGGCTGTATCGGCAACGAAAGTATTCTTCCATTTCTTTAGAGGATTGAAGACATGTTCATCAGTCATAAAGATTGTATTATTCGATCGATCATGATTTCCAATAACAATGTAAAGGTAAGCATCGTACTTCATTAATTCTTCGTGGATTGTTTCGAGAAAGTTAATCGCACGATGAAATGGATGCAAGTCAATCTTTTCGTGTCGATGAAGAATATCCCCAAGGATTACAACGAAATCTGGGTGCCGATCTCGAATTAGGTCGCGTATTTTCTCAGTCAGTATTTGAGTTTCTTCACCATTGTCACTTTTGAAGTGAGGATCTCCAATGCAAAGAGCGTTTAACATTTTTGGAATTGTATTTCTTTGTAGATTGGATCTTCAAATTTGTAATTAAAGAATTCTAATTACTAATTCTAATAATGAAATTATTAATTTCATTCACCACAAGCTCATAAAGCTATAAACCTTGTCAAACACATTCTGGACAACTTTGTTATCTACTTTTGGCATAATCCAATAATTTTCCATCCCAGAAATATTACGTGCCTGCATGTTTCTTGGATTCCACCAGGCTTGACGGCATGTGTAATACCTAATGTTAGATTCTTTGGTCCAAAAGATTAATGATTTCACTTTGGAAAGACAACTATACCATTCTAAACTAAACCAAAGTCTTCTATTTGTAACCACATGAACAAAATCAAATGAAACATTAATATAGTCTTGAATTTTGTGTGGCCGCGAGCTTTTAAAAGCTCGAGAGCAGTTAGAATCAAAGTTGTCAATAGGTCCATGCAAACAATAGTATGTTACATGCACAGTATCTGGTTTAGCTTGAAAGAATCGACTCATGGCACCAATGTCTTTTGGTAAACATTGGCAATCTACAATCACAAGTTCACCTCGGTATACTTCTGGGATCAGCATTTTGAAATTTTATTAAACAACGAGATTAATTCAAAACCTAGATGCTTGTTGATACAAAAGTATCAACCAATGAGTATGACCAGTTTATTGAAAAGATTCCGATAAGCATTCGATGGACTATGCCAAAAGAAAAATACTTTGCATTCTCACACCTTGAAACAAAAATTCTCAAATATATTCTTAAAGAATGCAATAATTTCATTGCTGAACTTCATGCAAATCCTCCAATGAACCCAAGTAGTTACAAGTTCATAACTAGTAGTTACTATTATGGTCATATCACAATGATTAATAACATTCTCCTCCTGCGTTCTTAAATGAACTTTTCAAAGTCTAATCTAATAGAGTCTAAACGAAACCATGGAACGCAAAGTGAACCCATTGGGTTCGGCAGAACGAAACCAAGCGAAGTCATGGTACCTTGATTTCTGTAAATCCACCAACTTTGGGTACCAAAAGCGAGAACTTCTTTCCGAGAAAATCTACCTATATTACTTGAAAATTCCTTGGGAAACATTATTACAAGAACAAAATGTTTATGTTACTGAACTTGAAAACTTGATTAAGGATCCAAAAGATCCAAGACTTGTTGGAACGCCAGACCAAAAGCAAAATACCAAGGAAACTCTCGTGTATTGGTACAAGATGCATCTGTTGATGCGCAATCATATTATTTGTGTTAGGAATCGAGAAGGCCGTGTATAGAGTATTCACTAATTAGTGAATACAATTTCTACCCAAATCTTAAGAGGTTAACTTCAACTATCAACAAACCCTGACTTTGAAACACCAACGTCTTACATTCTATGTTCTCAAAACGGACCACGGTGCTTCAAACAAATGGAAACCCCAATTTCGAATTCAACAAGCATTAGCTTTGATCCAAAAGCTATCAAGTCTTTGGCAGCCAAGTATGTTACCGAAATCCGTAGGCGCCTACAAGCGCCGAGGCAGGATTTTAAGCTTGAAGCCAATGATCTTTTTGGATTCAATGGGTCGAATATAGAAGTTGACAAGTTCACCAAGATCTTTCATCAATACCAACAAGAGATGGGTCTTTCTCACAACTTGATTGCTATCTTTGATGATTGGCTTTTGAACAAGTTTCCTCAACAGGTAATGCGTAGACCGAAGGTTGCAGACGATGGTTCTGTCAGATACTTCGAAAATGTCCAATTTGCTCCACCATTTATGCCTGACAGGCGTTCTAAGGACATCAAGGTTCCACCAGCCAATCAAGAACTTCTTGACCTTCTTGTCGATGACAATATGGTTCCTATGTATCCACGTGACGCTATAAAGATTGAAGAAGACTACTCTGTGACTGTTTATGTTGATGTTTATGTTGAACCTGAAGATGTCCCTGTTGAAGAAAGGAAGAAGTACCGTAAGTATCTATTCTATCGAATGGATATTGGGAAAATTCCGATTATCAAGGGATCTCACTTCTGTTGGCTGAAACGTCTGACTGATGCTGAACGCATTGAGTACGATGAATGCTTCAATGATCCTCTAGGTTACCTTGTGATCAAAGGCTCGGAGAAAGCAGGTATTTCGAAGCAACAACTTGCTTCGAGTCAAATGCTCGTTTACAAGACGAAAGGAGATCCGCTTCCCTCAGTAAGAATGTATCTTCTGACGGATGTTGCTAGTCTTCAAATTGAAGTTTTTGTTGATTCTAAGAATGATCATGTAATGATGACTCGCTTTCACAATGCTCAGCCAGTACCAACGTTTATTTTCTTCTTAGCCCTAGAATTGTTGAGTAATCCCAGCATCCCTGAAGCTTCAACACAATCTCTTGGAAGTTATGCTTATGATTTCTTTATGAATGAAATAATTCCCAAGATTAATGAATTTGTTGATGAAGAAGGACACGAACGTGTGTACTATCATTTGCTTTCAAGTATCATGGACGCGGTTAACCGCGTCGAAGAGCTTACAGCTGCCAACCCAGGGCTTGGACCTCGTGAACTAATCTTGAACTACATTCGTAGCCGAGAAAAGGAAGCCGTCGTGGCTTCAAGAAGATCCGCAGCAAGGATTGAGCCAAGAGATCTTGTCGCAAAGATTCGGGACAATATCTTCGGAAGTATCAAGGTTTCCGACCCTGGTAGCACTGATGATTTCCCTGTTCGGAAGACAATGCTTGCCAAAATGGTTGCTACTCTTTCACGTGTTCTCGCCGGTCTTCGTCCAGAAGATGATCGAGATTCATGGTTTAACAATCGTGTTTATACGATAGGTCGAATCCATGAAGTGATGTTTAATGGTATGTGGAAGGCTGAGCTTGACGAGTGGAAGATTCCAACAGGAAATCCTTCCGTTCCCGGAGCAAAAATTCAGACCCGAAAGGTGACTGAAGGATTCCGACGAGAACTTGTCTCTGGAGCCCCTACGGCTGGAAATGAGCGAACACAAGTAACTGATGCTTTAAAGCGTGAAACGCCAATGGCAGTTTATTCGCAGCTTCAAAGAGTAACAATTAAGTCTGATTCATCAGCTCGTCTTGAGGAACCTCGACAATTGCACCCAACTCAACTTGGATACATCTGTTCGGGTGAAACCCCTGAAGGAGCCGGTTGTGGACGTGTTAAACATCTTACAACCACTTGTTGGATCGCTATCCCAAGAAAACCTGAAATTGTGATAGCTAAGTTTGCAGACATGATAAACCCTGATAAGGAATCAGACACGATGATTCCACTGATGTTCAATGGAATTATTCAAGGTTGGGTTAACCCAAGAGAAGACTACCCTGAACTTTGGTCAAGAATCAAGAGAGATCGTGAAACATTTGATGTTTGTGTAACTTACAATCGAATTGATAATCATATTGATATCTTCAGTGATGGTTCTCGTCCAACTCGTCCATTGTTAGTTGTCGATCCTGAAACAAGTTTGCTGAAATTGGACGCCGAGACGAGGTCATTTAATTCCATTTTGGATATGGTAGAAGCTGGAATTATTGAGTTCGTTCACATTAACGAAATGGAACTTTATGTTGATGCCGAACCTTATACTAATGCAAAGGGTGATGAATTCACTTGGGTTGCTCTTAATGACTATGGGAGATTTATCAAGATTGCTGAATACACTGACGAGGTGGGAGCTTTAGCGACCGCCCATGTGAATGGTGAACGGATGAATGAACAACCTTTCACTCATTCCGAGATTATTCCCTATGGACAATTCGGTATCCCAGCTTCATGTATTCCGGCCGCGGCTCACAATCATGGACCTCGTATCACTTATCAGAGTAGTATGAGTAAGCAAGCTCTTTCGGGGTATCATTCGGTTCATTCTGAAAGATTTGATACTTCCTTCAAGCGTGCTATTGCTCCGACACGAACCTATTTCGAAACCGGGACATACCAACCAATTGGGCTCAACGCAATGCCTTCTACTGACACCCCAATTGTTGCATTTCTTGCTCGTGGAGTAAATAATGAAGATTCGATTGTTGTTAAGAAGGAATTTCTTGATACACATTTCAACATGTCCAAGTATACAACATATACAATCGTGATGAAGACACGAGAATCAATTGGTCTAACTCCAGAAGAAGAACTTGATCGTCATGGAACGAACCATGCGCTCTGGAAATCAACAGATCCTGGTGTTCTTCCTGAACAAATTGGTCTTCCCAAACAAGGTTACTTCTTGAATAAAGGAGATGCTCATCTTGGTCGTACTAGACTGGAAAAAGATGAGAAAACTGGAGAACCAATAATAAAGTACATCCCTGCCAAGACAGGAATTGGAAAAGAAGGTTACATTGATCGTGTTGATGTTGTTCAGAATGCTGCGCGTTCGAAGGTTGTTAAGATTAAGGTAGTTCAATACCGACGTCAGATATCGGGTGACAAGATGGCTTCTCGATTTTCTCAAAAGGGAACTTTCGGGCTGGTTGTTCCTGCAAATAGACTTCCAAGGATCGCATCGGGACCAAACAAAGGACTTGTTCCAGATTTCTTTGTCAATCCTCATAGTATTCCGTCTCGTATGACGCAAGGATGGATGATTGAAATTATTACAACAAAGGCTGCAGTCTATACAGGGAAGAAGATTCATGCTTCTCCGTTTGTAAAGATTGACGTCCCTGAGTACCAAAACATTCTCGTCCAAAATGGATTCGACAAAAATGGGGAAGAATCAATGATCCACTATGATGGTACTCCATTGGAAACGAAAGTGTTTGTTGGTGCCTGTGCTTATCAGATGTTGAAACATCATGTTATTGACAAGTTCCAGCGTCGTGATGTTGGGAAACCAAATCCGTTAACTCATCAACCTGCCGCTGGGCGTATCAATGAAGGTGGTCTCAAATTTGGTGAAATGGAACACGATGCCGTGGTTAGTCACGGAACATCTGCTATTACACTAGACCGACTTCTCGAGTCAAGTGATATCTATCCAGTTATTGGTTGCTTCAACTGTGGGAACATTGTGGAATCACATTTTGACCCTGCGAAGACAACACGTTGCCGTGTTTGTGGTGGAACCAGATTAGGAATCTTCAAGATTCCGTATATCAATCATTTAATTAATCGAAACTTCAATGCAATTGGAATCCATATCCATTATCGTTTCGAATGATTTTCCACTCAATGAGTGAAAATCCTGTCCTATTAGGATTAATTAGCCACTCATTGAGTGAAAATCTGTTGGAGAGATGGGTTCGTCAGAATTAATTAACCAATCCGAATTAATTAACTTTTCAACCAAAGCTTAATATTGAATTTTAACATAGCTATTTTTAGATTAAAATCGGTCATGTTGTCATCAGTTCTTCCGGTCCCAAAGCAACGAAGACCCAAAGTTGACAAACCGGTAAAGAAATGGGATTCTTCAACTCTTAAAGAAGAATGGATCCACAGATCGGGTAATATGGTTATGATTCGTCTACGTGTTTGGGAATTAACTCAATCTGACGTTGAAGCTGCTGTTTCACCATTTTTTGAAGAAAAGAGTTTCCAAGCCAAGAAGGTTGGATTCAAAGGACTTGCATCTGAGTATGCTTATGTTCTTACCACGCTAGAGAATTTGGATATTCTCCGCAACGCCAATTTTCAAATAGGTACTACCATTCTTCGAAAGGTTCCAAAGCATATTCCACCACCCAGTGTCAAATACAACATGTTAACCTGTACGATTCCTGATTGGGTTACAGCAGCAATGCTTGAACCTTATTTTGCAAAGTATAATTCTGATCCCAACATAACTGATCGGCTTGTAACGACAAGAATTGATCCAAATGGTGTGAAGCATGCTCGAGTATGTTTCTCTGAAAACCCGAATCATCAGGACGATTCTTTAATAGCAATTGCCATGCAATGTCCGACTATTTTGATAGACAATGATAAGTCTGCAACTTGTCATTTCAAACCTTTAATGCTTGATGCTGAACAATATCAACGTGATCATACTGAAAGAGAAATGAAATATCTTGAAGCTCTTCGGAAAAATGATCCCGAAAAGTATGCTCGTGAGTTGCGAGGACGTGAACAAAGACTTGGCCGTTAATATCATAATGTGATATTAACACAGTTTACGTTAAAACATTTTTCCGTTAGCAAATAAGAAATGTAAATTTTCGTTGAAATGTTAATTTTCAAAAATATTTGTGTGAGTCATTATTCACACAGCCTATTTTGAGCGTTTTTACCCTTGATTTTTGTCGAGTCAGAAAATGCAAATTTTTGCATTTTCTTTGTTTTTGCCGGCGAGCGTCTTTAAACTTCTTAATCAAATTTTGTCGAGTTTTCCCAATTTCTCTCTATTTTCAAAATATTTTGCTTAAAAAGATCTACTAAAGGGAGAAAGTATCGAAACAATTAGTTTGGAATCAAGAAGACGTTTGAAAGCTGCAACTTTCGTAAATTTTGGATTCCAAACATCTGTATCTTTAAAGATTTGATACAGATGTTTGTCGCTAGGACTTGAACGAACGAAATCTGCATGACTTTTTAATGTTTCTCGGACCTCATCTAGCAGTTCTTGGAATTGTGGAGAGATTCCATTACTTATTCCATAAGGATCATTAAGAAATTGTTCATATTCATCGTAAATTGCCTGAAAGGTATTGAAACTTTTTTCATCATCGAATGCTCCACACTGAGGCGAAAGTCTCACGAAATCCCAAAATTCATCACAGTTAGCTTGGAAGAACATATTTTTACTCCACAAATTAATGCTTAATTAATCATTTTACGGAAATACTTCATATACACCCAAACGGCACCTGCAATTAACGCGAGTAACAACAATACAACAAGAGCAATCATAACCCATGTCCACCATGTATTTGTCCCAGAGTCAACCGAGTTGGTTGTACCAGTTTTGCGCCAAATACCATTAGTCTTCGGACCATAAAATGTATTTGTTGTTGTATTCAAGTAAATATCTCCATCTCGACCAAAGGAACTATCAGGTACAAAGGTTCCATAAATAAATCTATTCTCAATCGAATTTAGAAGAATATTTTCTCCAGGAATGCCTTGAAGACCTTGAGGTCCAGTAGGACCTTGTAAGCCGTCTGTTCCATCTTGTCCATCATCACCTTGTGGTCCAATCAAAGATACTCCGGAAGGCCACACGCTTGTCTTTGGTCCATAAATGTTCGAATTTGTTGTGTTAATATAGAAATCACCAGGGAATCCTAAAGTGTTAGCAGGTACAGTTGTTCCGTATCTAATAGTTCCGGTGTTAAGATCGTATGCTGTTCCAGATCCCCAATTTCCACTTGTTTTAGGTCCATATGCTCTAGAACCAACAAGATCAACATAATAATCACCTTCAGAACCATCACCTGTAACAGGTGCTGTGTCATTAATTAATAGAGTAGCACCCGTTGGAATATCAATAGGCAATCTGAGTGAATACAAAGGCCAGTAAGTTTCTTTGGGTCCATACAACCTGTCTGTTGCTGTATCGACATAATAATCATTAGCCACCCCAACAGAATTAGCAGGAGGTATCACTCCAAAAAGTGCAGTTAAAGCCATCGATTTTTAAATTGAGATTTGAATGTTTCACGGAATATTCTTGCAATACACTTTATGAGTTGACTTGTCATAGATTGGATACCATTGCTTTAAAGGAATGAAAGGTTCGATGGCTAAACATTTCAACGGATCATCAACGCCTGTAATAATTTCAATACTTCCACTGTTGTCAATCGGATAACCTTTAACACATCCAAGATTTGCAGAAGTCCATGTAACATCGTTAAGTTCAAAAGTATTGACTTCAGTATAATTGTTTACCATTACTGCCATTACTCCATCTGGACATGGGTTACTTCGAATACATTTAGCGTAAGCTTGTTGTGGCGTCAAGCCGATACATGAAATATTAGTATTCCCAGGAATAGTACAAGGACAGTATGGGGCAGCAATAACATTAGTTATGGCAGCTCCCGGAATGGTACAAGAAAGCGCTGCAGAGTTCAAAGAATTTGCACTGGTTGTTAATGATGAAGAAACCTCAACACCAGTATTTCCTTCTTTGATTGTGATTGATCCATTATTGATGTCATTGAGAGAACTTGAAGTAATTAATGAGTATTCGAAGTAATTAGAATGGAATGAAGCACATTTAGGTGTTCTTAAACATCGACAAGGTGTATCTATCGTTTCACATTGTCCATCAGAAGCGGTTGATCCGTCACCCCTTTCTGCAAATGGTGTCCTTGAATTGGTGCAAAATCCGAGAGGATTACATACTTCAAGAGTTGGATCGTAAATTACACCATCATTAGCATTAGCAATGGCGTCGGTTCCAAAGTCGGAGCATCGTTTATCTCCAGAGAGTATATTTGTTGCACAATATCCAATTGGACATCTTAAGAGCACATTCGTTGAATTTGTTGTTGAATCTTGTTTAGTGAACATTACAACTGTCAGTGTTATAGTGACAACCATAATCAAAAGAACAATAAAGAATGCAATGATCATAGATTTTTACTCTTTGAACAAACCTATTTAGGATCTACTACCAAAACTCATTGGGTTTCTACTAACAACAAACCCAATGGGTTTGTCTATTCTTGTAAGCTCGGAGCCCAATGAAACATTCGATCAGACTTGTCTTTTTCACTGACAACTTCAACAACTAGATCATCATTTGTAACTTTGCGTCCATAAATTATTGGCTCATAGCCACCCGAATTTCCAATAGGAGTAAAGTAAGAGTGAAGTGTATGTCCATTGGCTTTCAAAGCAGCTTCGATGACATAGTAAATAGCATCGTAAATTCTTCTTGCCTCGGCTACATTAATACTTTGCAAAGTTCTATGAGGTGAGATCCCTGCAACATAAAGGATTTCCGATCTCATATAATTACCTATCCCTGAATAGTACTTCTGTTCAACAAGGAAATCAACAATCTTTTTGTCGCTCTTGAAGCGTTTGTTATGAAGCATGGAAAAGAAATCCATAAAATGAATTGTATCATGTAACCACGAAGGGCCAACATCTTTCATTAAAAATTCATATTCCTCAGCATTCTTAGCGATAGACAATAATCCAAAGTGACGAGAATCCGCATAGATTAAGAAATTTAGTTCTTCTGAGTCTTTGTTCCGAAGAGAAAAGATAAAAGAAACATGTGGAAATTTCTTCGCATGATCGAATGAATCTATCAAAAGCCAATGACCTTCCAATCCTAAAGAAGAAACCATCACCGGGAATTCTGATTCTTCGAAAGTAAAAATGATTTTCTTACCGTAGGGCAAGATATTTCCTAAGGATAAACCTTTCACTAAAGAAAATTTTGGTGAAGATTCTTTTCCATAATACTTTGAAGTTTCTTCAACGCTAACGTTCTCAATAACATAACCTTTGTTACTGAGAATTTTGTTCAATGTATCAGCAATAATTTTAATTTCTGGTCCCTCGGGCATTTTTATACTAAGTACAATTGGACATGTTTAATCAAATAAATAGACGCTAATAAAAGATGTGCGATAACGTCAATCCTATTTGTGGGTCTGATGGACCTGTTTGCGAAGAATCAACAGGAAACTATGCCATTCTAGTAACACCACAAGCATTTTGCACCCCTCAAGCAAATGGATGTGCTTGCAAATGTAAAGGTGGAAATGCTCGTGGATGGACATCAGGAGGGGGTGGTTCAGACGGATGGACTTCATCTGGTCGAGGAAACGGATCCGGGAGCGGTGGCGGCGGATCCGGAGGAAACGGTGGCGGGAGTGGAAATGGTTTTAGCAACGGTGGTTCAACTTCGTTTGCTGGTGGAGGCGGAGGAGGTGCTGGAGGTTTTGGCGCAGGGTTTGCATCCGGGTTTGTAGGAGGTGCTGGTGGAAGTGGTGGCGGGTCTGGCGGCGGTAGTTTCTTCCGAACTGGTTCTACTGGTGGTGGAGCAACTTCTGGTTCCAATTCAGGATCTTTTTCTTATATCTCTGGCCTTGAGAATGATCTGTTAACAAGTCTTGAGAACGCCATTCAAGTATCAGTTGACAGCGACTATTACAGGTACGTTTATGATTCTTCTGCCGTGCCTACTTCAGGGACAGGATCAGGGAAGGTTAAGTTTGTTGCAACCAGTCCGGGTGGATCATCAGACACTACCGCTGCTTCTGGGCAAACCGTAAGCGTCTCTTTCGATCAAGCTACCGGGATGTTCACGGTAGATCCAGGGACGGGTGTTCCTCTTGCACCCGTTCCATTCCAAGCTATTATGGGAAATAGTTTTGTTTCATATGGAACTGGTTCTGTCAATGGTAGCATTGCTCTTCGTTGGGATGCTGCAACTGGTCGAGTCTATGTTCGATACTACGGTACCAATGGAGCTATAACTCGCGAATTCGATTTTAACATGTATAGTATCATGGAAGGATATCAAGGGACAATGAACATGACCAATCTTTCCAATGCTATTAACTTCAGTAGCTTTTTACAGTCAAGTGGATCAACCTATGCATCAGGCGTAAAGTTCCAACAATTTGATAACACAGCTGTGACTCAAGGTGGAGACAACTATGATTTCTCTGGTACCTATGGAACTAACAGTGGGCTTGAAGATGTCACAATGTATGTTGACAATGTTCCTGGAGGTGATGTTTACAATGGGTACTCAAACCCAACAGTTGTAAGTCCACCAGTTCCTGCAACCGGATACATTCTTGCTGTGTTTGAAAGTGACAATGACATTTCTAATCTGAACGGGAATGGTGATAAGTACGAATTCTTGATGGACTTTGATAATGGATACGCAAGGGCTTATTACAATGGAGCACAAATTGGAAGCAATTTGAATCTTAACGTTAACGGAACTGGTGGATTTAGTGGCGGTATAGTTTCACCAACTGGTGCCAACTTCTCTTTTGGCCAGAATGCAGGTTATGGTTCGCAAGGTGGAAATGGTCAGTATATAATAACTGTTAATGGAGTTGGTGGAACAGTTACGCGAAATATTAACATCGATATCGATACATTTTTAACTCGAACTATCCCATTGTCAGAATTGCTAAAGTATATTACTACCACAGTTTTCAGAGATCGAACTGGAACTAATTATGGAGGTCCCCTTGGTATTGTATCTTACAGTGCTACATCTGCTGCACTTCCGGGAACAATTACACAGACAGGTTTGGCTAATTACGATTATCGTTTTGACTATGGTATTACCGGTCATTTAGCAAAGTTTTATATTCACCGTGGACACTTTGCATACACTGGACATACCACTGTCCCTGCTTATTCACCTCCAGTTCCGTATGCTCCACCACTTGTCTTTGATCCAGCAAATCCTTCGGCTTTGACAAAGCAAGACTTGTTGGACTACCTGTTGTACAAGGAGCCAACTCCGATTTCACCTACAAGTGCTCAAGGGTTGAAGATTAAGGCGCTTGTCGATTCTTACTACCCGACCATTAAGAACATGCTTGTTGCCGCTTCGGCTGGCAGACCTTATGCAGGTTCTGGAACAAATCCTTTGGGTGCTTTCCGAGCTTCGATTCAGAGTGGTACCTAATTCCTTTCAGTCATTCTAATATAGTAAACACATTGTGTTTACTACTCGATACATAATTAAAAGACAATGATTCTACAAATTATAATTATTGTTGGGTTCTTATTAAGCATGATTGCTACACTCGTGTATTACTTCACTTTAATTTACAACAAACCATGGAGCACCATTACGACCACTAGGAAGTATATTTTCTTCGGTCTTTTGGGTTTAACAGCTGTGTTTGCTGCTGCGACACTTGTAATTTTGTTATTGTCTTTCGTTAACAAATCAAGGTCAATGATAATGAACATAGATATTCCAACAATGTTGTCCGAAAAATATGACACTTTCGAATTTTCAGACGATAACAATAGGAAACGTAATACAACCTTGAAGATTGCTAGCTTGGCCTTCTCGTTAGACTTCAACAATAGGAGCTACGTAGTACCAGAAAGTGATTATCTTGATTTTTCCAGAGATTTCCGATACGTCATTGATCGTATCGATATTAATGACTTTTTAAGTTCAAGGTTTGAACTTGTTGAACTATTCCCAAAGAACAGATACATGGCCTATTACTTTAACAGTTTGATTGTTGCAACCCAAGATGAAAGACTTGGATCGACAAGATTGACACAAGATCTAGCCAAGCGTGGGGCAATCATTGCAATCTTCCGTGAGATGATAGAAAAGTGTCGAGATGAAGGTTTTGACAAGAAGCCATCAAGAATCTTGAAGAACCTTGCCAAGAATACTTTGGTTTGGTACAAAAGTCTTTCAGCTTATGAGTATTCTGTTCAATAGAGAAACATGCAATTTAATAGAGAAACATGTAGTTCAATCGTCGCAACTACAACGACATTCACATTCTTTTTCTTCACACGTAGTGTGTTCAAAGTCTGCTTCTCTTTCAGCGTCTATTGTTCCAATCTTTGTTTGACTACTAATAGGTTCGGAGATAGCCTTTACACAGAAGAAAACAGGGATCTCTAAATTGTATTTCTTAAATATTTGTAATGCTTGATACAAACTTGACTTTTTAACCACGTCCAGTGTTGACGCAGTGTAAAGATCAATAACGTCTTCAAATTTGCATGGGCGTTTCAAAGCAAAGTTAATGTATTCAACTTCAATCTCAGAAATGTATGTAACGACACCCTTACAATACTTCAACTCGTTAAGGTACTTTGTTTCAAAAATGGTTTCACCGGACATCAAGATGTCGATTATCGACATTCGCCGGAATTCTTTATCTCCATTAAGTCGAACAGGGTTAATTAAGACGTCTTCAATACCAAAAACAAGTCCAATTGTTTTCGAACTCTTGCCTAGTCTGAATTTACTTACTTTGAACATGCTATCAAGTCTAAGTGCTGTTGGAATGGCTAACGAGTCTTCAGACAGGTAATCATGATCACAAAGTGTTCGAAAGAGTTCCATCTTGAAACGCCCAAATCTTTCATGATCATGAATTATAAGATGGTCTCTGTCTAGATCAATCCAATGAACAAAATGGTATGGGTATTCTTGAACGGGTTTACTGTTCATTCTTCCTTTTTACTACCGTGATGCATAGTATGCATCACTCTCTCTCTAAAACTGGCACAAGAATTGTGAACTGCGTTCATCGACGAGCAAGGAAGTGAACCTGGCTGGGTTCAATGTTCAGGAGGTAGATCGGATCAGTGCAATCCTGGAAATCAAAGAGACCATTCTTCACATGGAACTCAGCCCCAGGGAAACACTGACCGGCAATGCTTGAAGTGGCACACGGACCACACGGGGTACCAGTAGTCGACCCGCAACCACTTCGGCCTGTGCTCGAACCACGGCTAAGCAAGTAGCAAGCAACAAGCAGGACAATAAGTGCGATAGCAACAATGACAAATGTATCCATTGAAGATTCCAAACACTGCTCTTTTGGATTAATCATAAAAAGTGTTAAGACTTTAGATGTCAGTGGTCACGAAGTTCTGCTCAAATTACAGTATTTTTATATGGGCAATTTTGGGACTAATTATCCTACTGCTTCTAGTCTATATTTTCGTTCCATGTGTCTTCGATATCTTCTCATGGTCGTCTTTGTGTAAACTTTTTAGTGATGCTGCAGACTCCTTTAACCAAGCCATAGACATTGGTGGTAGCAAATGTTTAGGAACATCATCGTGCGGTTGCGGGGGTTGTAGCGGGTCATCTGGTGATGGCTATGAAGATGATTCACTCTCCGGGTCCGGGTCCGGTGGATCGGGGGTAGGACCAGTTGGTGGCCAAGGAAATGTTGTTGTTAACCTTCCTGCGATCAATGTTGTTGTTAATAGCGGCTCTAATGACGGCAGTAGCGGTAGCGGTAGCGGCACCGGAACAGTAACTATTCCTCCGATTATCATTCCACCGATTTCAACTAACCCGTTGTCATGTAATAACTCTGGTAGCTCTGCCACGCATGTGTCAGGTGGATGTGGGTGTAATCCAGGAAATGCTGCTAATATGGATTGTGAGATTACTGATTCCGTTTTCCTTTGTGGAAAGAGGTATGCAATTACATACCTTCCGGGAATTATTAGAGTTTACGATTCTAACGGCTCGACAATTCTTTCGATCATTACTCACAACTTGGGGGTCTTGAGAAGCATTCGTTATCAAAATGATATGTTTGTAGTAGAAGATGAGCATTCCAATGAATTCCAGGGAAGTATTGTGAGTGGAGCAATTAATTTCACTCCGGTTCCTTAGTCTTAAAATACACGTTGCAAAAAGCCAACAGCAATTCTTTAACGGATATAAAAGACATCTAGTAACAAAATGTGTGGTTCTGGTGGATGTGGTTCTTCATCTGGTGGGTGCAGCTCTATGGGTCCAATCATAGTTAACCCAATTGTTTCTTCGCCGGGCTCAGCTGGTAAGTATTCGATTGAAACAAAGACTCGAGTTTCTTCCTCAAGTGGTTCTAACGATAATATTTATACTGGTACAGTTTCGACTGCTGTTCTGGGATCCGATCGGGCTCTTGATTTCTACAATTCAACTGTCCCTACGATTTCTAACATTATTCGTGACTTAGTAACTGATACTTACGTTGATCCAATCGCAACAACATCGGGTACCGTTGCAGCCAATTATGGAACTCTTGCTGGATTCCAGGCTTACTACGCTGGTGCTGCTACGGGTACCCAGTTGGCAAAGATCAATGCTATTACCAAGGCCTGGTACAATAGCATTAAGAATGGTGGTGCCCATGTGGCTGTTGACCCCGCTGTAGCTCAAGATATTGATGTTTGTGCTACTGCAGGCGGTCGTCTATTCGTTTCAGAGGTGTCTGCGTGTATTGCTGGCGGCACGATGTGCTACAAGATTATCATCGCTGCCTGATTGCTTTAGCGATTCCTGAGAATTCCTTGAGTCAAGGAATTGAATTATTGCTGTCGAAAGAAAATATCAAATACTCATTCCGGCTTCACTGGATCCGCAATGTTCACATACGCGACTGAGATAATCTCATCTAAACCCAACAAGATTTACGAAGAAGCTTTGAAGTACATCATGATGGCAGTTGAAACAATCAAAAGTAAAAATGTAAGCGAGTGTGACTTTATTGGTCAGATAAATTTTCGCTTGGAATGGACATTAAGTCAAATGATTGATCCAATTTGCGCCAATTCTCTTCACCATGCTCTTGAAGCTTTCAATTACAATTTGATGTTCTACGAGAAAGCACGAGATCAAAATTCGAATCGATTTCACTTAGCTGAAAATGCTAGGGACAATGGTGATAATTTCTATTATTCTTGGGAACGCTTTAACCGTTCAGACTCCCCTGCCGACAAGAAAGAAATGGAAAGAATTCGTAACATTTACATTGACTCTCTGGACGATTATTTTTCCGAATACTACGAACTACTTCCTTTGCTTTGACACACCAGTTTGGTATTACTTAATGCGAATTTCGCATTAAATCAGTAAAGGAAACATCTTAACCAAAAATAAACCCTCTCAGTGTAACCATAAGAGAGTCGATCAATCTTCTTCTTAGCTCAGGTGCAGGACTTTCAAACTCTTCTGGATCCCAAAAACGGATGTATTTCGAATCATGTGAAACCATCCTTGTTGTATCCCACCACCACCATCGTTTAATAAATAGTTTTGTGTCTTGACGAGACCAAACAATAAGTCTTTGAACATTCTTAATTACTTTCGTATCGACTTTGATATCACCAGGAGCAATAATATGATACATCCATGGATCGAAACGTCGACAACACATCCAATTGGTGATAGGTACTACCTTACGTGTTTCACCCGGTTGTGCACAATACCGTCCCCTCTTAATTTCATCAACAGGTAACTTTCCATGGAAACATGTCACTCGAATGTCAAATGTATTCTGAAAAGTTTGTACAAAAGCAGCAGCATCAATGTGCTGCCTATCTTCGACTGAACAATCAATAATTAAAACTATTATTCGACTTTCTAAAGCCTTAGTTTGTTCTGAACAACAATCTTTCGCAGCTTGAGAAGTTCTATTTTCGCCAGGTAGAATCTCTAGTATTGGAAATTCTGAAGAGATACTGTCAGAAATTTGTGTGGCCATTCGTTCTGAATGTTTTACTTCTATAAAGTTACAACTATATTGGTTCAATCTTATATGATATGAATCTGTAAAATTTGAAACTTCTCGTGGCACAATGATGAAAAATAAAATCGTGACAATCCAAAACACTAATGTCACAAGACTCTAAATTTTTGAACCGATCGGGGGTCAACATTTCTGTAAAGGATATCGTAGACGGTTACTCCAAAGAAAAAATCCGTTCGGGAAGTTTAACCAAGCATATCCAAAACATTTACGATCAACAAATAGCTATTGAAGATGCTATTCTTAAAGACGAACAACGTTGGCGTCCTCCTCCACCAAATCATTCTCCAACAGCTCTTAATTATGAAGAACTCGAGAAGTATATGTCAAAGAAGAATTCGAAGATGATGAATGCAAGAGCTCTCGAAGCTCTTGCCTGTGTTGCCAACAATATTATCAGTTTAGATGACCCCGCTGGGCGTAGTCATACATCGCTTTTTCGTAAGTTTTTAACCAATATTAGACTAATTGGTGAGAAGTCTGAACGAGGTTATGCCATGTCTGCCGGATTGGCAGACCGGATTGACAATGCTTTTGTTATTAAAGTTGAACGTGGGGATCCAGACCTCTACTCGAGGTATAATATGCGTCATGAAGTTGTTGCAGGCTTAATTCTTAACAAGCTTCGGCCAATTATTCCGAATTTCGCATATGTCTTTGGAAGTTTCGAATGTGGAGGCCCAATTCTTTCTCTTAACGATTCCAATTTTCAAATTACAGATCCTAAGTCTGTGGGATCAGGAGTTTATGATCCCAAAGTTGAACCAAAGATCACAACATGGTGCCGAAGTGGTAAAGTTCAAACTTATGCTATTTATGAAAACATTAACAAATCTCAGAGTCTTGGGCAGTATGTAAATAAATGTACGGCACAACAATTCATTGATATTCTAATTCAGATTATGTATGCTTTGAAGATTGCGTATGAACGTGTTGGTTTCACTCATTATGACCTTCATGTTGGAAATATTCTTGTTCGTGATTATGAACGTGAAGCATTCTATATCCCGTATGAAGATCGTTATGTCTTTGCGAATAAGATTGCAACAATCATTGACTATGGTATGTCTCATGTGTATTATTCTGATCCTGAAGGTATTGTCGATCGGAATATTAGTCTTGGTTTTAAGGAATCGGCTGGACCTCGAGGAAACTTGAATATGCTGAAGTATGGTGTTTACATGGATACTCCAAATCCTATTGTTGATTGTTACAAAATTCTTTGGTATTCGTTAGAATCAATGAATCGTCATAACAAAGAAGTCTTTAACGAACTCAAAGAATTAATTCGTTTCTTCCACAAAGAAGACTCTTACAATGACATCTTTGTTAATACCCATGACGAAGTTTACGGAATGATGCCATCATTTGGAAATAGAATCCTTCGTGAACAAAGTAAGAAATTCAGCTACGACGAGTTTATTAACTTTTGTCGTCACTTCTGTGCCTATAAGGGTTTAGATGATCCTGTTAAGAAGCCAGAAGAACTCTCGCCGGAAGAGAAACTTGATGTTCTTGTTTGCAAGGTTGCTTGTTTCACAGATCCAATCTTCACAGAAGACAATTCAGAGAAACAAGCTCAAACAGCCGAGGAATTGTACGACATCTTTGAACCAATCACATTGAAAGCTGTGGATATTCGTCAAAAGATTAAGACAGAAACCTCCGAGTCTGTGAAGAAACGTTTGGAATCTTCATATTCTAATTTAGTTGAATCTTTCCAGAAAATTAAGAATCTGTATGCCAATAAAGTACAATCATTGTTAGTTGATCTTGTTGAAGAGATTAATACCAGAATTCGTACAATTCGTCCAATTGATTACCTTCGAATCCCTGAAAGAGATTTTCTTGCAATCTTCGAACCAGATATCTTTGCGCGTCTTAATATCCAGGTTCGAACAATTGGGGTTAGCCTTGATGACATGGATTCCATTGAAGGTAACTTAGATATTTTGGACAACCTGAAACGTTATTTTGAGATCGAAGCCAAGGACAAACGATTTATTCCTAATGAAGAAGAATTTAGACAGAAAGATTTCAGAAAGAAGATTAAGGAATATATCAACACCGATAGACAACTTCTTGTAAGAAACTTCAAGGACTATGATCTTGAACGATTCAGAAGTCTTGGTGATATTTTGATGCATGGATATTCCAACATGTTTTAGTATTAGAAACTGTTATTAACAGTTTCATAGTTTCTTGTTTATAGTCGCATAAACTAACACGTTTGGTTTAGATGATCTTTGGCTGAAAACGTGAAAAATGCAAATTTTTGCATTTTCTAACTCGACAAAAAGTTAGGGTAAAAACACTCAAAAATGGCTGCAGGAGTTAGTAGTCACACAAATATTTTTGGAATTTCATAAATTTTACGAAATCTGTTGTTTCTTAAGAGACATAGGAATTTAATTTTCTTGAATTCTTCGTAGAGTATAGTAATCATGAAGTGTACCAGTTTTGGTTGTTTCGACTGCAAAGTCTTGATCATTCAGTATCGAACGATTGGCTTGATCGGGATCATCGTGACTTATAGAATTGCGAACCCAAACAACACGAATACTTGATGTTGGAAATTGTCTTTTAATTTCAGAATACTCAATTGGAAATCTGAAATCGGTTATCATAACATATTCTGGAGTTTCTAATTTAATTTTGTTGATCACATAGTCAACAAAAACAGATTCTCCTTCAGATTTTTTCATTTCAAGAGCTTTATCTAGGACACGAATACGTTCATCGTCAGTTAAACGTCGGTCTATCGGAATTCCAACAAGTTGTTTCAGGTAGTCTGCAAAAGCATATCTTTTAAACTTGACAAGGACTTCAGGAGTATACCAATTGTATGCTTGATCTTCTGAGTCACATAATTCAGGTAATCCTGGATCAGATACAACTAAAGTAAACCAAGTATTAAAATCAAATCGATGTTGAAATAAGAAATCTTTCCCAGATCCAGATTTACCATGAAGAAGAATAATAACTTTTGGTCCTGGCATTTTAAACCAAATTGGTTTAAGACAGTTTAAATTTCAAAGTAAACAATTCCAAGAAGAACTGGGGACTAAACAATTCCAAGAAGAATCAGTAGAAACATTATTCCAACAGCTGCAATAGCAGCGATGGCAATGTTAGCTGGTGTAAAGACACCTGTTTGCGAAGCCGGAACTGGAGCCGGAACTGGAGCCGGAACAGTAGAATCTATAAGGCTTACGGAACTCCACATCCCTGGAGAGAGATTTGTAACGGTGAAATCACGTGTGATAGTATAATCAAAGTCTTGACGAAAACTGTAACGAATATTTACAGTATCATTACCTGAACTTGTAAACAATCTTGTATAGTCTGCAAAAGTCGGATCAGATTGATAGTTAGTAAAAAACTCACTGGCATTATATGTTTGAAGTGTCCCTGGTTCATCTGAAGAAAGCCAGATACTAATGATTAAATCTGTTCCAACACTTGGATCGAGATCATATGTTATTCGATTAAGAGTATCAAAAATTAATTGTGTTGTAACAAGCGTTTGGGAACTTCCAGAAGCAATGGTTGGAATCACTGGAATTTCATTCTCTGGACGAGGTCCAAAATCAAAAGTGACAAAGCTGACTGCTGACTGATTCGAAGTCACACTAATTCCATCCGTGATGGTATATACAAATTCAACTGTTCCAGGAGTAAATTCTGAAGGAATAACAATATATCCTTCTGAGTCAACAAAAATGGAAACTTCAGAAGGATCAAAGTTGAAAGTTACCGGTGCAGTGAATGTGTCATTGTCGAGAATGCTTTGAACACTCACTAACCGCGTCTGATTGGTTGGATGGCTATTGAGAATAATAAATAAATCATCTTGAGTCGATGCAGATGCCATTTGGTTCAAAGGAGAATATACTTTTATTCCTGAACTTTTGAATAAACAATTATCGTTAATAACAATTATCGTTAATAACGATAATTTATGCCCAGGAATTAGGCATAACAGATTCATAAAATCCAGCAAACCACGCTAATGTTGATGCAACTGGAAGGTTTGGAAGACTTAAAATATTTTTTTCCTGAACAGACCAATACATCGGAAGGTCTGTCAAACGTTTAACTTCCATTATTGACGGATTGAACCAATACTTTCTTCGAATATCAAACATACTTCCATCAATATTATCCATTGTTGTCCATATGATAAGTTTGGTTAACATATCAATACTTGTTGAATATGTTGAAGTAATCGAAAAACCTTTGATAGTAATGAGATGAACAACTGTATTATTTTTTATGATCAATGGACGTAATACTTCCTGGACTGAAACGGGCTTTGGTATGAATGTTAGATTACTTACAGAGCGTTTCGGGTATAGACACAAATCTCCTTTCTTTTGATCTAGATCACCATGAAGGCATTTAAATTTAATCAAAGGATACAAAATGTGATTTGTATTTTGAAGCATCAAGTTTACAGATCTTTCCATATCAAGATTGATGACATTACAATCAATGACAAAGATATTATTTGCTAAAGCGCGTTCACTTGGAGTACTAAACCTCGACGCCATTTTATAGTGAATATAGACTCATAGTGTGAGTCTATTCAAAAATTATAATGTAAACTGGATCAAAAATAGTATTAGTAAGCGTTGCTCACTTTCGATTGCATCAGTTCTCTAAACATCTTCCGATATGTTCCATTGTCCCACGATTGAATGTTCAAATAAATTTTAAGAATCTGAAGATGATGTTTGTATGTAGGCGTTTCAATGAACCATTCGGCAATTTCGTAAAGAGTAAATGCGAACAAGTTGTAGTCAAGAACTTCTGTAATTATGAATTCTTCAAAATCTTCGGCTTTAGAAATTAATTCAGGAGATCTTAAATCGGAAGGAAAAAATTGTTCCCATTCATAAACTGGATCAACAACAGAATAATATTTATGTGCGATAAACAAACATGTTGTTAGATACAAGGCAGTTTCATGTTTTCGAAGATATTTCCCTGTGTCGGCTGCTCCTTGAGGAAGTGATGGTTGATTTTTTATTGCCCATGAAAGGTATCTTTCGAAGATTTCCAAGCCGTGGAATACCACTGGATAGACAGCAAGATCATTTTCATCAAAACGAGTTAAAAAAGAATTAATTGTTTCTTTAATCCATTTACGTTCAGGGAGATGATCAAGAGTAACATGATTCATTGTTATTTCTTCAACAGGGAAATCTTTCCTGACAGCATCTATTAACTCAATTCGAACAGGGTCAAAAAATCTACTCTTCAAAGCCTGTGTTGCAGAAAAACGTTCTCGAGGATCTATTTTCAATAAACCCTCGAGTAGTGTTCTAAAATCATGTCGACTTTTGAAATGCTTCTTTGTCGATGCTTCTTGTTGAAGCTTAAGCATCTCATCGTCTGGTATTTCTTTAGGAAAGTTAAACAATGGAACTCCGGTAAGAAGAAAATACATAATACATCCGGCTGCCCAAAGATCAACATGAGCTGAATACCGTTTCTTATTAAAGACTTCAGGGGCTCGATAGATGAACGATGTTACGTTCAATTCAGGACGAGAATAATTCATTTCAAGACCACACATTCCAAAATCACAAATGTTAACCTTTCCGGTATCAGGATTGTAAAGAATATTGCTCGGTTTCAGGTCACGGTGAACAATTCTGTTAATGTGCATGTATTCAAGGGCAACAAGAATTTGAGCCATTATTCTTCGAACATCGTCGATACTGAAACCCTTATCTGTTGGAACAGATTCTTGAAGTGTTGATGGAGCGAGATCCATAACAAGAGAAATTTTTTCTAATGTCTTACCCATATTTTCATCATCCGGGTCCTTAATCACTTCTGGAGTCGAGATATTTACCTTTCTAAGATTAACAATGTAAGGATGACCTTTAAGTCTATGCATTACATCCATTTCTCGTAGATTGAGCATACCATTAGGTTTACCTTCGTAGAAACATCGTTTAATAGCCGTGTCCCCATCTAGATAAACATTTCCATACATACCATTACCGATTCGTTTCATTAATGGACCAATGGTCTATTTTAATGAAAAGAATTAAAGGCTATCTGGAAAACACCTAAGTTGTCAAGAAATATTAGAGTAAATATTCTGATAGAGTATTTCTAATTGTTTGTTGGAATGAACATCTAGAGACGAAAAGTTACTTTGTTTACAATGGGTATGGTTTTTGGGTAAGAAATCGACGGTTATACTGTTAGTAAGATCGACATTTAATATGAAATTTGCGAGTAGAATTTTAATAAAATTCTATTATCTCTAACAAGATCAATCCCTAAACAATCTTCGGAACAATTATTGCAGCGAGTATTGTAACACCTAAAACAGTCCAACACAAATTACTATGGTAGCTGCGCAGACCTAAAGAAGAGTTTCCAATATACATTTCTTAAGATAAAGGGATAGAAACTCGCGAAGCTTCAAGACAAGAAATTGACAAAACCTAAAGTTAACCATTTGAAGCTTTGTTTCCGGAACATTAAATATATTTATAATTTTAGTTTACTGAAGAATAAATTCCAAAGAAACATCAAGATAATAAATGTTAAAGTGTTAATACAAACTCTATATCAACAGAAATAACAATGCTAACAGAAATATTTTCATAAAGATTAGCATGTTACTTGCACACATCACCTGATCCAAAGTAAATTTTATTGCATTTCTTCAGTTCGTTTCCAAAGGTTTGCCTGTCTTAATGATCAGAAAATGACATCAACTAATTGTGACATCTTTTGGAAAGAAATTTTGAAATAAGATTTCAATTATATTTGAGTGTATATTTATCTGTTCGATGAACTTATATATTTGTGGTTTTTTTGTTTTAGAAAGTACAAGCTAAACACACGAAGGAAAGGCACTCAGGCCTTGACACCAATGACAACATCGCCAATTGGTTCACAAACTGGAATGGGTACCAGTGGAAGCTTCAGAGAGTTGAGGTGGTCGACAATCTTGGCAAGGCGGTTTGGCTCAGCAGCCAAAGTGTCCGCAAGACGAACCTTAGAGTCGACGACCGTCGACGATTTGAGAACGTCGCTAAACGCGTTCTTCACAATCTTCTGGTCTGTGGGTTTGAGCGACACCGGCACCAATGCGTTGACCGCATCGGATTTCAAGCCGTAAGGGACCGCGGGACCGCGGATGTGCTCAAGTTGGTTGAAGAAGTGGTCTGCGACAAGCGGAGTCCTCTCAATGGCGCGTTGGGCGCGCTTAATGAAGTAAGGACTCAACGCATGCATGAAGAGCTGGCTGACCCAATAGAAGATGTGGGTGCTGTAGCCAAAACTCTCCACAGACGAGGAGAGAGGGAAGGCCGTGGCGGTGACAAAGTCAGAGAGGCCACTTTGGGGACGAGCGAACTCGGGTGTGGTGAGACCATACTGAACGAAATCTGCGCCGGTGACACCAGAACCAGTCCAATCAATGAGGTAGTTGATCAACGACACTGGATACATGTCCCACATGGTCCGAGGAGACCAGATGATGGTACCGAAGTTGACTTTACAGTCGTCAGTCGGCGCTTGCTCTGTGCGAACAAGTTTCCAAAGCTCGGCTACCAAGATCTCAATCGAGTTGCTGTTCCGGGTGACAAGGCGACGCCAAGCATGGGCAGACGAAACCTGCAGGACCGAACCATCAAGGGAAACCACCGTCTCACCGTTGGAAAGCGGTGACGCTAACGGTGGAACATCGCAGGTGTAACCGCGAGACAGAACAAGCTGGGCCTGCTCCGCATCAAGAATCGGCGCCGCGTAGATCCCAGCAAGCACGGTGGAAGTGGTTGAGAAGAGCGACAGCAGGTCCAAGTTCGTCAACATTGCCGGGTTAAAAACCTGGCGAGAAGTGTCGACTCCGTCCAACTCATACGCATCTGACGAATTCGGAGGGCACCGAACCGATCGAACGTAGAGAACAAACTCATCCCGGAACCGATTCGTGACGCACTTGCGACCAGACACAATCTGGAAGACGTGCATCGTGTTCGGCTCATGGCCAATGTCCCCGACGAGGAGACAGATGAAGTTGTCGATGTTGTTGGAAAAACTCTGAGCGGACGCGACATCGGAGCAACCAGCCGCATACAAGTCGGCGACGACTGCATGAATGGCGGCTTGGGCTGCGCGAATCACGTCGATGCCAGTGTTCTCAATCCGTGGAATGTACTCGACACCGGCTTCCTTCGCTTCATGCGCAGCAGCGGCATCGCGCTTGGCATCTTCGGGATGGCTGAGAATCTTCTGGATAGACTCGTAGAGCTGACCAACGGCCGGAACAGGAGCTCCGGTGGCTGCAGAGAAATTGTTGGCAAAGTCCAAAATCCACTGAGCGCCCGCAGTAATACCGCAGGCATCAATCAGCAGATTGTTGAAACGAAGCGAATCAGTCACTTGCCAACGCCAGAATTCACTGAAACCTCCAACGTTGTTGTCGGTGGCAAACAGGACTTCTCCCATGAACCGACGAACTCGAAGGGTCATGCCACCGGGGAGGGTGGTGAATCGGGCTGTGCTAGCGTCGTCATCGGTCACAGAGAGTGTGTCGCTGACGATCTTTTGCACGGGAGCAATGCTCGGGATGACCAAAGTAACTTCGCTTTGACCGAACTTGTAGATCGCACCGTCAAGACGACGAATCTTCATCCGCTGTTCCGGCGTCAGTGCCATATCACTTTCGATCACGTCCATCTTCTCGGGGCACAAGGTAATGAGCGTCAAAGACCCGATGGGTTCAACGCACTTCAATTCCTTGAACCACAAGTAGTTGTTGTAAGTGTTCTCAGTGTTGTACGGCGAAAGAAACCTGAGGCCAAGACGACGCAAAAAGTAATCCTGCGGAGACTCCTTCTGACGAACGGGAGTTGGATCTTCAGCTGAAGCAGGGGTGGCGGCGTGACCCTTCGCAGGGTACGAGCGCGGGTTATAACGAGGCATACAAACAAATTGTGGTATCTCACGAAACCTTTCAAACGTTTTGCGACTGATTGAAAAATCAATTTACCTCGCTAAAACATGTTATTATGGACATTTTTGTATTTATTTGTAGGGTTATTGTGCGGTTCAATTATGATTTTCAGTATTTTTTTCAGCAAAAGTAAATACACTACTACAGACGAAAATACTGTTACCAGTGTCAGTCAACTTGCCCAATCAGGGGTTAAGATTGGTCTTTTTGGATCTTGTGAGACAAGCATTCAATGCGATACCGGGTTAATTTGTGATATCTATGACAAAGTTAACAAACTTGGATTTTGTAAGAAAGATATTGGTAGTTCTTGTATTGATATCTTCGAATGTTCAAGCAGAGCTAAAATATGTGTCTCTAACTCTGACATACGAACGTGTCAAGTAAGCACCGAAGGTGGTCCTGGACAACCACCGGGAGCGGATGGCTGTATGACCGGTCTTGAAGTTCATATGGACGCCGAGCATCCTAATCCAGGAATCTGTCTTAAATCAACAGGACAACCTTGTACTCTTGACAATACTTGCCGAAGTGAAAGTTGCTTTGATGGCATTTGTACTGAACGTTTTGCTGATGGACAGAAATGTTTAAGAGACAATAACTGTTCAGTAATTTCAGGTTGCAATACTAATTATCAAAACAATGGTGTAAATAATAATCTTACTAAAGTTTGTACAGACTCGACGACGCATGATACTATCCAACCTGTAACACCTTGTATTGGCAATGCAGATTGCGCCGCGCCTGGTTCAGAGTGTACGCCACCATATGGTATCTGTCAACCAAATGTAATATCTGCTCGAGCATTAAATAGCGTTTGCGATGCTGATCATCGGGAAACTTGTGCTGATGACCTTGGTTGTGCGACCAGCAATTCCAGTACATCGATTGGTCGATGTCAAGCATTCTTTGATAACTGGCCAGTAAATACACAATGCGATCCTACTCCCTTGATAGGGAGATCTTGTCCGATTCCAATGAAATGTTCGAATCGATTTTCAACACCTACACCTCCTGGATGTGTATTCCTTCCAAATTTTACTTGCATTGCAACAGACTTTTGTATTTATGGAGATTGTGTATCAGGTCAATGCAAAAACTCACCAGATTATCCATTAGTTTCTGGATATAAACATTGGAGATGGAATCCTTTGAAGAATGGTGTGGTTTCGAAATGGGGATATGTTCCAAATCCAACTCCATCTAATTATTTTGACGGGTCTCCTACATTTCCAATTCTAACAGATGCAAGTGAATTGCATTTTGTTGAGAGTGAAGGGGTAAGATATACTCTCTTACAAATTGCTCGCCCGCCTCTTGATGGAAGTACTAACGCCGATATTTATTATCAGATCGGGGAAGGAACATTCAAGAAAATTACATTTTCTAGTAATACTTCCGGTCTTTCTCCAGGTAATGTAGGAAGCTTCGAGTACCAAGTAACATCTGCATTCTTCTATTACGATACGTTTACGTTGCAAATTAATTATCCACGAATTGGATTCTCTATCCAAGCTACTATAGCAGGGATTAAAGTTTTGTTGTTCATGGTCTTACCAATTCGTACAGACATGAATTATTCATTCTACTTCAGTGATGTATATATTGATACTTATGACATTTCTTCAGGGAGTTATGATTCGAATAGTCTAACAATGCCAACAATGGCTGCACAAGTTCATGCAGATCGAGGTAAGATTGAATTTGTTAACTTATCAAGTGTTGCTAATTCGGTAAAAAGTTATGCAACAACATGTACCATTTCACCTGTTGCTGGTGATCCAAATTTATTTCTCCTTGATATTAGCTTAACTCCAAATGGGTTCGTTACTGTTCCACCAACTTTAGACATTCTTAAACTCCAAAGGTACTATGGACTTCCCACAATAACAGATGATATTGCTTACTATCTTACTCCAACGTTTGATCTTTACGTCCGGCCAGATCCAGGTATTACAACAGCAGATCTCTTAGTTGAGTCAAATGTTGACACCTTTTCTGTTTGTCAAAAGACCGGATCAGTCTTTTATGTTAAGAAAGATACAACCGCAATGGTATATGTTTTCAGATCGTATCTGGGAGGTAGCATTTACGATATTCCATTTCCATTAGGTACAACTGATAACAGTAATGTATCATTTGTTCAACATCTTGTCTCCCATGAAAATTTTAATAGTACTCAATTCACAGGTGATATTGTGTTGCATACGAATACTCGAGCCTTGCCTTAAGTAAAATATAATTTCACCTTAGAAAATCTTTGGAAGTAAAGAAAATACTGATAAAATACCCAGAATAATGAAAACGATTGTCAGCACTAACGGGGGTATTATTAAATCCATTTAAAATGAAGACTAAGATACGTTTTTATTGGCCGAATGAATACCGTTCAGGTAAAAGAAGTTTTGAAAATGTATCATATACGGCTGGGGCCGAAATTTCATGTATTCCAGGAATTTTAATGGACATTGCTTTCAAAGAAACACACATTGGTCGGATTGTTTATGAAATGGGACCGGAAAATTACCATCCATATTGGAAAGATCTTCGAACGGGAAAGATACTTCAGTATGTCCCAGAAGAGAATATAGGAATAATTCATGCATTCGCACATCCATCAATTGATGTCTTTATTGATAACCCTAACTATCTTGAATCAGATTCTTTAGATATCGATGAGAGTACAGTAAAGATATTCCATTTGAAATATTTTTCCATTCCAAGCTTCATGAAACTTAAAGAAAACATTTATGAAGAATACAACGAAGATTACCCCATTGCATCAGAAACTGTTTGGAAGAAAATATCCGAAGAATCTTCAACAAATCTTAATGAACGACGGATTATTAGTCTTTAGGTTGCAAATGTCCTAAGTTTTCAGACAATGTCCTAAGTTTTCAGACATTGTCTGAAAACTTTTTTTTAAGTTAGAGTCTACTGGGGTTCTTGATTTATGAATTTGGAGTTGATCTCATAATCATTGAAGATGGAACTCTTGCATACCTGCTTTCATAAGGCTTAACAGAAGCTGAAACACCAGACGAACGCGTAAGCGTTGGACTTGGACGAATTGTTGGCCACTTACCAGTGTTCTGAAGATGCTTAATAAATTGGTCTTCAAGAACTTCATAAATAGTTAACTTGAATTCATCTTCATAATTCTTACTAAATTCCAATGGATCCTTAAGAATCGCTTCCCATTCGCCCATTTGATCATAAAGCTCGTCGTACTTTCTGTCAGCTTCTTCGAGACGTTCTTCAAGATCCTCAATTGTCTTTTTGCATTCAGAATGAACATTCTTTGCAGGAGTTGATTCACGCTTCTTAGAAGGTGTTGATTCACGCTTCTTAGAAGGTGTTGATTCACGCTTCTTAGAAAGTGTTGATTCACGCCGGCGCGGGCTAGGGTCACGCTTCTTAGGAGGTGTGGATTCCTTCCTTCGAACAGACGGACTATCCGAACGTTCCTTGACATCCACTTTTGTGGCAGAACTTGTAACAGATGCACGCAAACCTCCAAATGGCATTTCAAATGTTATAAACGAAAGTTCTTTTAACTTATGTACTTTCAACAGTCTTAATATCATTTTTGATTAAAAGATGGGCATTCTTGACAAACTAGGTAATGGCCTAAAAACTATAGGTGAAAAACTTGAAGACGGTGGAAAATTTGTAGTTGATCATGTTCAAACCTTTGGAGACGATGTTTGTCCAAAAATAGACGATCCTTATAATGAACCAAATCAATGCAGCAAAGATCTTACTGATACTTATCAATCTAAACATTCATGCAGCAATGTTTCACTCCATTCTGTAGCTGCAGAGAAATTTTGTGACCAATTTGGAGAACTTGGAGAATGGGATTATCAAGGATTCTTTACCAGTATTAATAGAGTTTGTCAAGTTAGTTTGCATCATCCATTTACTGAAGGTAAATTTCCTTGCTTACAAAGTGTCGGTGTAGCAGCTGCTGTTGCCGGAATTGGAATTATGTCAGATATTGGAAGTTTTGGTCTTGCAACACCGATTGTAGTTGGAGTAGATTCAGCCATAATTGGTGCTGGTGTAGGAACTGGCGTTGGAGTAGAATGTAAACGTCGACAATTCAATGGTCAGGCACTGCGTTGCTGCCTCCAAGACTGGGATTGTTCAGGTAAATGTTTTGAAGACTCCAGTTCCAAAAAACCTTTAAGAACCTGCGATCCAAAATATCGTGGTGCGGCTAGACCGGCATGTCAAGATCAACTTAAAAATTATTGTCTTGATGTTGGCAATTCTAATCCTGGTGATTTTAGAGCTAGATGGACAACAGAAACAAGCTTTGAATATGATACCGCTGTTGATGACCCTGATAATCCAGGTCAGAAAAAGAAAGAAAAGATTACATTCGGAGGAGTTCCTATATGTGAAGCAATGTTGTACCGGAACATGTACAAGAACCATGATTCAATCGGTTGTAACTATCAAGCAATACCAGGTATTCTTCCTGATGAAGAAGGATTCTCTTGGGCGAGAGACTTGATGAGCGACGCATTCAAAAGGTATATTAATGATGGCGGCAATCTATTGACACCCAGTCCAGACCCGATGCTTCAAAAATTAGAGAAGATATGCCGTGAAAGTCCTGGACTTTGTGATCCATATCTTAAAAGTTATTGTCGTAATTTTCCTGAAGACGTTGTTAATGCTAACCCTTTACTTGCCAAATGGTGTGGATGTCATCTAGGTAATGATCATTACGATCGTTACGTCATTGACTATGGGATCTCCAAACCTTGTACACCGCTGTGTCATCTTCCTGGAACTATTCCTGCAGTCGGTAACGATGGAGTCACTGCTTTGAAGTGTGGTCAACAAGTTTGTATGATTGATGGACTAACCATTGAGAATATCAATTCTCGTGTTGGTGATGTTGATATTACGCAAGTCTGTTCGGGTTGTATTGATTGTTCTTGTACAATTGTTGACAACACTATCAGTACATTAGAAGCTAAAATTGGAAAGATTAGTATTGTTAATCAATGTTCAGCAGCTAATCATTCTGGAAAGAATGTTTTCAATACAGGCAGTAGCAGTTCTTCGAAATGTGTAAAAACTTTGAATTCTGGGAATGCAAGCGTTAATACAACGACCGGCGCTGCTGATGGAATCGGTCAAGCAAGAGAATTTGACTGTAATTTAGACGAAATTCCTGAAGACTCTTCACTGAGTTCAGCAAATGGAGGCGGCACAGACAATACTACTACGTCTTCTGAAGACACAACATTCCTTGGGAAATCTAATTCGTTTGGAATTATTATTATTTTTAGTATTGCAATGTTAGCTATAATGTTGTTAATGATTATTGTACTTAATCTTTAACACGAGTCTTAATTGTTTGGACTCACACGAGTCTACGCACATTAATATATATCACCATGCGATATATCTCACAGTGACAATTTATTCTGATAAAATCTTTGACTATCCCTTACAGGATTTAAACTTTTTGAATGAAGTTTTCGACTACCTGGAAGTATTACCGTAAGGATTTCTAATGTAAATTGATTCCACTGTAGGTGGCTTGACACTTGTAACCTTTCCATCGGGATTATAACCATATGTCGACTTAGTACCAAAGGATACACCGGTCATCAATAGAAAGTATTTTTGTGGAAGCAATAACGTTTTCAAAATTCAATATTCTCTAAATGAATAACGACAATGTCGTTATTGCTCAACATGCGATTAAAACATTGCATGCAGTTTCATTCAATCCACACTCCAGATTGAAAAATAGATTTCGTATACATCCTGTACTTTAAAGAACTCAAAGAACTAACAAAGTTGTTGTAAACGAATGGATCGACATCCGGCATTGCTCCACGAACACACACGGCTTCACCCGGCATTGCTCCGCGAACGCCCACTCCAAAATCTCGTTTCCTTGCTGAGATAACTTGATTTAACAACTCTGCGATAGAATGCCTGTACTGATCATGGTCTTCTTGATGTCTGGAGAGATCACATCGGATCAAGATCTTAAACCATTTTCAACAAGCTTACCATCGAAACCATTAGATGCTGCCCAAAAATTAACTTCTCTGGAAATAGTTTGAATGTCTTGGAAAGCTCGTTGAAGACTTCCACTCATCTTATTCCCAAATCCAGAAGATTTAGAATTAAGATATATAACAAAATCATCAAGACTATATCCTAAAAGTAGGAAACACATCTTCTTGTAGTTGAATAAAGGAAATGTGTCATCAGGATCCAAGTTTTTCACATCTGCAGCAGTTCTGTAAAAATCATAAACCAAACGATTGTTAATGTTACGAATTGCCAAACAAAGTTCGGCTATGTTTAGTCGGAACTGAGGAATCATGCTAAGATCCCTCAGAAAAGAAGAAAACTTTGCTTTAATTTCGGTATCCATTGTGTGGTTTTGATATTCTAATAATGAATCCGAAAAAATCAATTACACTATAATGATTCTCCAAAAAATCAATTACACTATAATGATTCTATTAGAATCATTCATTAACTTTGTTTAGTACAGTTTCTTTTCTTCAACAACAAGTTGAAATACACCTGCCCATGTGAAAGACATGTTCCCAGAAAATGCAACCGAACTGTACATTGGATCTTTCGAAATAATATCAAGTTTAGCCAATGGATCATTATATGTTCCTTGCCTTGATCCCTTCGGTGGAAAAGATTCTATTGGAGCATTGTTCCATTTCTCTTCAATCTCTTCTGACCACATTAAGAATTTGGTATTACAATTCTTACTAAGAATATTCTTACTAAGAATATTCTTAACAAGATCTCTATGAAACTTTAAAGCTTCAGATCTGTCTTTGAAAACTTTTAGAACTCCATCAGGGAAACATGTAAAGTCTCTGTATTTCTTGAAAATAACAAGATATACAATCTGTATGTCTATTGGTTTCGAAACAGTTGACGAAAATTCAATAAACTCTCTAAGGAAAGAAGAAACTTGTGTACTGGCTTCGATGTCCATAAATCGTTTAGCTTTGCTTGGCGTTTCTCAACAGACACACTTTTGACAAATACGTTGAATGGAAATTCCATTCAATTCTGGTTATAGCTCGCTTCACTCATGCTCGCTTACATCAACAAGGCAGCATACCGTCCCGTTGGACTCACAACAACATAAGCTTCAAGGTCAGTTGGATTCTCTGGTTCAAAACGGTCGTAAGGAACAAGGGTCATAATCTTCGAAACGGCATACACAGTGACTTTAACGTTTGATGCGTCAATCTCAAAAGGTCTTCCGCGAATAGCGTCCTGACTTACGATACGTTCTTTATCTTGGGTGTGTTCTTGATCAAGATATCCTTGGTTAACATGATACTTACTCCAATAGGCAGCAACATACAATGCGTCTTCATACTTCCTTGAAGCAACGTTCTGAAGAAGAATTACTCTGTTCCAATGAAGGATTCGCACTGGCGAAATGCTATTGAAGACACTTAAGTCAGTAGGAATTTTGCTATAGAACTTTGAACTGGTATGAGATCTGTTATCAATCCAATCGGAGAATCGTTTCTTCGTTGTGAAGATAATTCGATTGTCTATTTCTGGATAGTCTGCCGAATTCTCATAGATCTTGAACAGGATTGGTGGAACAGAGTCTTGAATATATTTTTCCATTACTTCAGCTTCTCTTCTGAAGAACATAGTTAGCTTGTCGTACAGTTCAGGATATACTGCCGCGGTCGAAGACTGCGCAGAGAATACTTCCGGCCACCAAGTTGAAGCCCATTTAAATGCATCCGCACTGTTTGATACTTCAGTTACGCTCGGAAGAGTGATCTTAATTAACTTCGGAAGAATATTTTCTTTATTATATCTTGAATTACTTCGAATTCGAGAATTCCACCATGGACCAATACTTGGGCGGAAGTCAAGTCTCCAAGCCCAATGGATGATCTGAACAAGAGCATTACATGCCTTTTGATGGCGTAACCGTTCCTTAAGAACGTCAGAGACAGTTAAGGTGCTTCGGAACAAAGATGCTTGCAAAGAAAACTTTGGATCGTCCTTGATTCGTCCACTTGCTGTTTCTCCTCGATAATGCTCAACAAGAACATAGATTGCATCCTTGAAATCAAACCAAGAATACCAGAAGCCATCATCGTCAAACGAATCAGGTTCACCAAACATGGCTAAGCACTCTTTTTCACTGATGAATCTGTATTCAGAAATCCTTGGAACATTAATTGGTTGCGTTGGCGGGACTGACAATGTTAACCTATTGTCAATCTGAAATACTCGAGTCTTCCCAAAAGAGTCAATGTCTTGACCCGTAATCTTACCTTTCCCAAAGAAGTTTTCCCAATTAATACGAGAATACAAATTAGTTCCATAGTACTTACTGATCACATTAGAAACTGTCTCATGAGTACTCGTGAATACGGTATGAAGATATCTAGTTAAATGACTAAAGACCTTACTACTGTTAGTATTCGAAACAACAAGATTGTAATTGTTTGGATCTGTTTGAGTATTAACCACAATTACAGCAGGTCTATTGACGTACAAAGTCTTGAAATGACCGACTTGATATCTTGGAACTTCAAGAATGAAATCATCAGAATCTTGGTTAGGCTTTCGAGGAACAATGGTAAAAGCATAGATATGAACCTTGAACAACTCCTCTAAACCATGATGATGACGTCGGTACGTCAATGGAATATCGAAGTTCAAAATTTCATTCTCTATGTCACGAATAGTGATGTCATAAATCTCTTGTGTGTAAGTCATCGGGTCAACTAATTCGAATAAACGACGACGATATCTTAACAAAACATTTTCACGAGTTTTTATATTGATTCTAGCTTCTTTGATATAATCTTTGTTACCAGTTGCGAGAAGCAAACATTCCATTAAACTATTCTTCCCAATAATTTCTGAAGTTCCTTTTGCATTAAGGTCATAGATACGATATTCTTGTTGACGTTCGTTAAGATCACCATAGTTCAAGAATCTAATCAAACTTGAAGTAAGTTTCGTGTTATCAAGTGTAACTGTCACAATTGGTTTGGCTGGTGCTCGGCCCGTTGCCTGACGAGCATCTGCAATAGTGCTGAGATTGTCTTCGAAATCATCACGCTCAACCATGGCGGAACCACTAGTGCAATCTTTACAATCTTCAGTTGAAATTACAATATCTTCTTGTCTGATATTCTCGTCAAATCGATTTCCCCAGCAACAAGGATAGAATTCAGAAGATGGTTTTCCTCTCTTTGGAGGTCTGACAAGACGAATGAATGGAGCAGTGTTAGCTGGACATGTAAAGTTAATACTCCGACCATCGGGAAGGATGTAATTACGGACTTCTCTCTCAGAAAGGCTGTAACGCTTTCCTTTGTAATTAAGAATCGATGCTGTCATTGAATTCCATGCTTCAACTTCATCATCAGTCAGAAGAACAGGTTGACGTTCACATTGACACTTTCTTGACCATCCGAGGGATGGAGAAATAAGTTTTTTGAGAACATCATTCTTACCCCTGAAGAATTCCATTCCTTTATTAGCAGCGGCAATAGCTGCACGAGATTTTACAATCGATTTTGCAACCGTCTTTGGAACTGATTTCTTTGGTATTTTCGCTGCTCCACTTCTAATAAGAGCAGAACCCCGTGTTGTTCTCGGCTGTCCATCACTTTGCTCAGATTCATCGTCACTTATTTCGGAATTATATTCAGTATCTGCTGGAACAAATTGGTTCAAAATACTTACTGAAATGTTATTCTGACGAATAATGTAACCATGGAGAACTCGACGAAAGACGTTGTTGAAATAGTTTTCGGCTTTAGCTCTATCAGGTCCAGAGATATAAATATCAAGCGGACTGCTAATATCAAAGTTAATAAGATAGTTTTCTTTGTTTGGGAAGAATGTATCATCAGTATTCTCAATCCGAATCTTACGTTTATCTCCAACGATTTTGTCTGATTCATCAATATACATTCTTAAATCTCGATCAGACAATAAGTAAAACTGGAAAAGTGTTGGATCAATGTATTGTGGCATCGGAAGACCATTGTAAACTGTTTCAAACTTTGTCTTCAACCTAACAGAAACTTCAACACCTTTACTGACGATGATGCCAAAAGTATCGAAGACAGCTCTAGACACTTTCCTATCGATTTCAGATAAGTTTACTTCATTGGGAACAGTTAGATTAAATCCATTTGCACTAAGAACTCCTTCAGAATAATTAGAATCACCAGCAATATCAATCAAGAATGACAAAGTGTCACCTTGAAGATTAAAATTTGGTAAGTCATTGAAATATTTGTCGATATTCTCATCAAAATTCTTCCACTGATTAGAGTCTCCGACAGAATAAGAGTAAATAGCATACTGAGTATCACGGCCATTGTCAGTATAATTCTTTCTATCGATTCGTATAAACGGAATAACCCTTGACGGTCTACATGTAACAAAAGAATCGTAAACACTTCCAGCTTTAGAGTCTTCTAAAGAACTCATTGTGAAAGAAAGATCTCTTGAAATTGGTGTAAAGTTGTAATCGATTGCTGTGAAAGGACTGTTGAAAAGAAGTCGTCTTTGGTGTTCCAAGATGCTTGTCAGAACATCGGCTTCTGCAGACTTCCAGATATCAACTTTAGTTTCCCAGCTTTGCTTGTTATTAAGAAGGTCTTCCATTGATTGTATGTTAGATCCTAGAATAGTTCTGTAAATATTCTGGATCTTGGCGTATATTTCTTCTCGTAATGCATCCGTATCGGCGTCACCTAGAGCGTCGATTTGATAATAGAAACATGCAATCAGATATTCATCGAATTGGATCAATTGGTGGAATTCTTTGAAAAGAGCATAAATGTCCTCGGGACTGCTATCGATATCAAAAATCTCCAAAGTATTCACATAGACAGCACCTTTGTGATTTGGATCATAATCCTTTGGACGATATTTTGAAAGAAACCTAACACTCATATCGTGCTCATTGGCCATCTTTAGATGCTCACTTTCGTAATTGTCAAACGAATTTCCAATAGAACGTATATAGTCATTGATCCAACCAAGAACTATTTCAATCTGGGATTCGGGAACATTATCAAAATTGGTACTTGGAATTTCTTGAAGAGTATTGGTATATTCGGGTTGATAATCTACTTCTTCAAGGAATAACTTGTAAGCATTCTTTTGGTCTTCATTAAGTCCAGTTAAGCTTTCAAGGGGCTTACGCTTAGACAAATCAACGGCCATTGTTTTTGAAAGTGTGATTAATACTAGTCAATCGAATTATTAATTCGATTAGTTCGATTAGTTCGATTATTTTAGTTATTTTAGCTTAGTTCAGTTATTCTAGTTCAGTTAGTTTAGTAATTGTAATCTGTTGGAACGGGAAGTCTATAAAACAAATTGCAGTTATAGGCTGTTCTTTGAACGCGACCACCAATGATCGTTGGAATGTCTATCTTTGGTTGCACACCGAAATTGGAAAGTCGTTCACCAACATTAACAATTTCAATTCCAGTTATCTGAATATCTGGGCCGTTTATGGCTAATGTGTTGTTCTTTGTAATATCAATTAACATTGAGTTGTCATTAACTCGTGAAATTCTTCCAGCTCCAAATGGTACTGTATCAACATTAGCGACGGGTACAGGTCTTGAATTTTTTGTATATCCAGCAAAATTAAGATTGTACATCTTCCGAATTGTTAATAGACTGTCATCTGGTTGAGGGGTGATATCAGAAACATATTCAAGATCAACATAAGTTCCGTAGATGTCAATCTTTGTGTAAGTTCGAATCATAATATATGCTTTCCAAACATTAGAACTTGAGTCTTGTACTCGAACAAGAAAACCTTCATACACATCTCCACCCAGTGGCGTTATTCGAGTATATGTAAATACACCAGCAGAATTAATATCAATTGTTCCATACTTTCCAGGAATAGGACTTCCAATAACAGTACCATCAATACTAACAACCGTTGACCCAGGAGCAATAGTTATCGACGCCATTAAGGATGGATCATTGATTCCAATATCAAAGTTCTGATCAACAACTACACTAATGTTGTAATCACTAATATCTTTTGTTGGTTCCATTGTATTCTGAAATGCAACATCTTCTGAAATAGGAGTCCATTCCATCGAATACACTCCGCCACCAAATGGTCTTGGCGAAACGAATCCAAGTTTGTTTTGGTGGTAGCTGTAAAGCTCAAAACGATATTTTGTTGGACTTACAGTTGTATTATAATCTCCCACAAAAATTGCTGCATTTGTCTCCATTACAACCGCTTCATCACAAATAATTTTACTTGGATCATTGCTTGTCATTATTCCATAAGTTCCTTTGTTGGCAAGAACTTCATCAAGATCAATCATTGCCATTGGCATTCTAATATCATTATATTTCCCTGATTTTCCAAGCATATCCCCAAATGGAAGACTGGATGGAACACCAATATAATTGTCATGACGAGCTAAAGAACGTAAGTTCGAAAGAATATATCTCTTTGGAACTACAATACTATTAATTGTTTCATCGATATGAACAATCATAACAAAGTATTTTCCAACAATAGGACTGAAATTTTCAAAAGTTGTTGGATTTGGTACGCTTGGAACGCCATAATAAAGACACGTTTGAAGGCAATCAGGTAACGGTGTGGTACTAGCTGTCGAATTGTAATCAAGATCTCCTGGAAGATACAAGGGACCTGTTTCAACTACATTAGTTGGTTTCTTGCAAACAACACCAGTTGTAGTAAAGACTTCCTTTCCGTCAACAGAATCTACTTTCACACATTCTGTTGGAATTCTGGAAACACCAACATTAAACAACTCAACGATGCTTGAATATGGTCCAGTCTTATTTGGTTTATAACAGGTAGATTTCAAGTCCATAAGACCAACATTATTCGAAGAGCATTTCTTAAAATCAATCGAACGAGAATCATTCGGTGGATACAAATCTTCGGTTGAAGGATCTTGAACACGGATTACCGTCCGGACCCTGTATTCTCCGCAAATAGGAAGGGCTGTGGGAATTTGACAATTCTCCGTCACAGTTACCATTGCTCCCGTGTCACACTTAACTGTATTATTCAAGTCAGGGACCAGAGTACACTTCTCTGGTTCTGCTGTCAAAAACTGGGAGATTAAACTTTGGTCTCCAACAATAATACATCCAGGCATTCCTTTCTTATCAGCATCAACACAAGTATATTTTCTAATTTTCTTTGGAATTTCACCAGATTCAACACAATTGTTACCCTGCAACTCAGAATCATACTTGCACTCCTGCAGAGTTGTAATATCCCAAAGATTTGACATACACTTTGGTTGACATGGTTCTGTTGTAATCTTGGAACCAAAAAATATTTCATCTGAATTAGGATCTTTACAACCTAAGACATCGTCACAATAGTATTCAGTGTATGTTGTTCCCAAATAGTCACATGAAGCGGTAGTTATTCCATTTAAAGATGGATCTGCTGCCGAACTTCGGATACAACCTGAAACACGTTTGGTTAAAGCTGATTTTACAGATTTTTTTGGTTCCACAACTGTAATTAACAGAAAGATTGTGAAAGCTATTCCCACTAATACTAGCGCTAAAAGAATTATAACCTTTGCAATTTCTATAAACATGACACTAATTTTAAACATGCAACTTCGTTACTGTCAACGAAGTATTATTAAGATAAACTTTTAACGGAATGAAGTCTTTGAGGTTGTAATTATAGACTTCCAAAATAATGTTTGGTAAGTTGATAGAAAACGCAACTGGGGGTCAAACATTTCTGAATCTTTTTGGTATGTATACCTTCCGAGGAACCCCCGAAAATGGGAGTTCTTTTGGAGAACTTCGTTACCACCGCAAATTGCTGACATCAAAAATTTATCGAAGTAACTTCGACCATTCACTTCACAAACGACATTTCGCAAAGACAACTTTTATGGAAAAGGCAAAAGTAAGATTTGCTATTTTGAACTTAGTTATGTCAAAGAACACAGTTGAACTTCAGAAGTCAAAAGGACTTCTTAGCAAGTATTGTCTCTTGTTCCCCAATCATCAAGCATTGATAGACGATTGGTTACAAATATGGAATGCAAGTAGTTTGTTCTTTAACACTAATGTCAAGGACGTAGAATATAGGGCAAATCATGTTGAAAATATTATTAATAACCTTAATGTTGAAAATGTCGAGAATCTTGATGAATTTTGAATTCCATCATTGGACTTCTAAATCCTGAAAATTGATAAAAATCATAAAATTTATGATTTATTAGCCTAGGAAAATCAAGGTCAAAAACGCTCAAAACAGTCCGTAGGACCAATGAGTCACACAAATAATTTTAGATTCTTACTGATTTTCTGAATTCTTCAGAAATTAGAATTACTCGACTAAACACAATTTTTTTTCAATTAGATAAACTTGTTGTTAAAATCTCTTCAAAAATCAAGGAACATTATTGTTATTTTCTAATGATGTCTGTTTGTCCAGGATTTTTTCTTTGTATGTTCGAATTTGTAAATTGTGAAATCGAATGAGAAAAGAATTATAAAGTTTATGGTTTCAGGTTCGATCACATTGATTTAATTGAATTACCGACAATTTCAACACTTTCATAAGATAAAATAACTAAACAATAAATATTTCCATGAAATTCATGGAAATGAATTTAGTTTTCTAAACAATCTATTACAAAAAGATTAACTTCTGTAAAGAGACGTCGAACAAAGCGATATGAAACGTGTTGCAGTCATTGACAAAGATCGGTGTAAGCCAGACGAATGTAATTTTGAATGTGGTCGTGTTTGTCCGCCAAATCGGACTGAACGAAAGTGCATTACACTCGTGGACTTAGTGGTTGTTCCTGGCAGTAGTTCAGGGAAGAAACAAGTCGCAGACATTGAAGAATCACGTTGTGTTGATTGCAATGGATGTGTAGATTCTTAATTTGGTTACTTCTTCTGTAGATTCACATTGTGAATCTATGTTAATTTTCCAAAGAACATAATTCGAAAAGAGTATCTTTCAGTAAATTATTTATTTCGGAGCCAGTCGAGTTCTTAAGAGCTTCTTTAATATCAATAGCGTCAAACAATGGAATTTTCTCAGACATTGATACATTCAGTAACCATTCACATACAACTGCATCATTCCTTGTAACTGCATCGTTGAAAACTTCGTTATGCTGAAAAATTATTGGATCAGCACCAGCTTCAAGAAGTAAGTCTGCAACTTTCAATGAACGATGTTTAACGGAGTATTCTAAACATTTAGAAAGACTCCATCCAATCAAGGACTGATTACTTTTCCTTTCGAGTTCTAGAATTTGCTGAACCAAAAATATCTTGTCCGATCGAGCCGCCGCACAGAAAGATTGTCGAAGTGGATAGAATGGCTGATCTGTAATGATTGTAGGCATATTTGTTAATTCAATTGAAAATAAAGAATTCAATTACAAGCAAATTTGTTTTTAGCCAAGAGATCTAAACAATAAATTCAGTTACTAACTGAATTGGAAATTTATTTCTCAAAAAGACTTCGTTCTTAGAAGACGACGATATTCTGAAAAACATCGTTGATGATGCTGATATTTCCGACACTGCAATTCAATAAGACAATCTCTCAAAAAACGTTTGATTCTTGGATTCGTTGTGTTTCGAAGAGCTTCTGTAACGCTGATTATATCAAACAATAGAATGTTTTGTAACATAGACATGTAGCAATATCATTCCTTGCAACAGCATCACGAAGACTATTCTCGATGTGGAAAAGAGATAAATCAACATCCATATTTATAAGAACATCAGCAATTTTCAAGGAACCATGTTTTAAAGCATGTGCTAGACATTTTGTGTAACTCCAGCCAATTAAAGATTTCCCTGAATTTCTTTCTGTTCTAAGGATATTGTTTAGATAACCCACGTGATCAAAACGTACAGCAAATACAGAATGATCGTCGAAGTGTATAAACAGATTGTGTATTGATAACTGTAGGCATGAAATAAGGGATTTATTAATTTTGGATAAAAACTTAATTCAATTTTTATATCCCTTTAGGAACAATCTTGAAAGACGATAGCTCCAAAAGTCCGAGATCACTTATATCCTTTGGACAACTAATGGGACGAACTGGATACTTGTTTATCATTAAGTCTTGTTCAGATGGAACTACCTCGTAATAGAGTGTTTTCTTTTCTGTCTTTGACAAATTTAATTTAGACTTGACAACAACATAAACATAGTCTGACGCCATATAGACAAAAGAAGAGTCTTCTTTGAAGACAGGAAGATACATTGTCATTCCGCGTAAGCTACAGACAACAATTTTGACGGCTGGTTTTACCTCTTTTGTTTTTCTGCTCCAATACTTGTCAAGGCGATCAGAAAGTTCATCGACTACCAATGCAGACATCTTTTATTTCTTAAGTTTTTGAAGTTGATATTAGCAAAATGGAACAAAATAAAACCTCGAATCATAAACAATTCAAATGATCGTTCAAACACCCCAACATCGTAGTCTTTACTTGCAGGCAGGGCAGATGTTCCCTGCAAGAAGATATCTTTATGGAATGTCACAAGCGACAGCAATTCTTGATTACCTAGTAAACAACTATGTCCCTCAATTGGACACCAAATCCAAATGGGAAATCCCACAAGGAAAGGTCGTTACAAGGACAAAAGACTTCTGGACTAAGCATAAGTACGGACCTCTGCTGAAAGCAGGGCCGAAGGATTGGGAATATGACATGGTCATTGACTTTTACACTGAAAGTGCTCGTATGGCAACACCGGGTTACGGAGAGGATTACTCTCCAACAGAACTATGGGAAGGTGTCAGTAATACCCAAGAACGAATGAAAAAGATCTTTGACAAGTCGGTTACAACACCTGAACTTGCTCGTGAAGCTCTTTACAAGAGCGTTCAAGAAGCAAGACTTGCATATGTAACTGCGAGTAAAGGTCTTTACCAAAGGCTTGCAAGTCTGGGTTCTTCTGATGACTATCAAAGTGTAATTGATATTTCTGCCTTTGGAGACCGAATGGTTGCTGCTGTCGGGGATGGTCTTGCGTATACGGGTCTTGATCCTGATCCTCTTCTCGTTGAAGGAATGGCAAGACTAAGAATGGACTTGGAAAAGGTAAGTAATGCTCCAGTACCACAGCTATTCACGCTACCGTTAGAAGGGTATTGGCCCAAAGATCTTGTTGACATTGTTACCTTCTCACCTCCTCCTTTCACAATGGAGAAGTACTCTGGAGGTGAACGTCAAACACATCGAGTGTATGCAAGTTTCAACGATTGGTTTAATGGATTTATCCGTGAATGTGTAATGCGTGCTTACCAATGGCTGATCCCAGGTGGAGTGTTTGCTTTCACTGTTTTGGACAGACCAACGGATTCTACTAATCCAGGGCGTCCAACAATCACGTACACAGAAGCCATGATCCTTCTTGCTGAAGATATGGGTTTTGAATTCATTGAAATCTTCGGGTTTCCTTCAAAGACTCCTTGGTGGGTCTTTCGGAAAGGAAACGTGACTTCAAGTCGTTTAGTAGAGTACTATCCTGAACTCACACCAAAGTCTTTGGTTACACCGAATACTCCATTGCTTGAATACATCCGAAAGTGTCTTCAAAAGTATATTATTGGTGTTTTCAGAAGCTTACCTGAATTCTCCAAACATCATGCCAAGATGGATGACATTCTTGGAAGATTTTTGATGATGAAGGACAAAGACGATTTATTAGATTTGTCTTCAGACCCGTTGTTTTTCCCACCAGTACAAGACCAAAAGTTTAATGGACTTGAAGAACTTGCTTCAATCAACTTTACCGAAAAGAAAATTGCTTTTCAGACATCTGATGCGGCATACTACTTGGAATGTAATGGAACAAATGGGGTTAATCTAGCGATTAGTCTTTCTCAAGCGGCTGAAAGATATCTTCATTGGGTTGTAACAACGACTGGCTATCAAATTGCAAAAGACCGAATGTCTTTTAGTGTTGATCTTACCTCTGGTGGATTCCAAAGAAACACTGTCGTGCTAACTGTTGAGAAACGTTTCGCGATGTCAACGATTGGTTGGATCCGACGATATGTCCCCATTGGACCTGACGGTCTCAATGTTCAAGACACTGACGGAGGAAACCTTCTGATGTGGAGGACAATTCGTCCTTATGACTCTAAGAGATTCAAGACTCCAACAGAACATGGTCTTTCTGATATGCGCTATGACACGGTAGCTGCTTATGGACATCATTTCACTCGTCCTCAGAAGCGAATTGAACTAATGCAAAAGATTGTTGGAGAAAATATTATCGATCTGTTTGCAACACCTTTCAACACCAACACACAGAAGTTTGCAAGTCTGTATGCTGACGTAGACAGCCCTGCAGGAAGTGTTGGAAGTTTCTTTGAAATCAGAGATTGGAATAGTTTAGGAACAACGTCTTTCATGGCGAATCCTCCAGCATTTCCTGGTTTCATAGAACGTGTAATGGACACTATTAGAAGTGTCCTAGAATCTTTTGAGTCAACTTTCTTTATCGGAACAGTCCTTTGGGAAGATGTTAATTCTAAGTACCTTAACAAGATTAGAAATGGTGAAGATCCAGACTTTAAGAATTCAGACAATGCAATTCTTAATTACTGTTGGGACAAATCGAAGATTCCACCTGAATTCCTTCGAGCCATTTACATCCTTGACAAACAAAAGTATCCTTCATTGAATCCAATGACTGGAAAGACGTCAATCCGTGAAGGTTCAGAGTCTGTTGGCGTCATCTTGTCTTCGAAGAAACGGTGGATTGCCGAGGATTCATCCGAGGCCGATGCAGAGAACCTTGGTAAGATTATCTTCTACGACCCAGAAGAATGAAACGAACTTATTAAGTTCGTTAACGAACCCATTGGGTTCATCATGGGTTTAGCTCCGCTGAAACCGAGCGAAGCAATGAAATCTTTTCAAGTTTGCCTATAGCAAAGATATCCCCTTGTTGAATTGTCATTTTCACACCCCATGGAGCCGAAATACAAACAATTAAACTATTTTGAGTTGAAGTATTGGAATCAATTGAATGCATACATTCACGATCTAAACAAGTTGGAGGTTTGACAATATTTACTCTTAGCCCAGGAAAGGAATACTTCCGTGGAATTTCCCAATAGACTCTTAAGTGCTTGGGAACAACTAAAATCTTACCTGTGTTAAACTGAACACATTCATTGACTGTGAAAGTAAGTTTTGCTTTTAAATAAATTTCTGTTCCTTCGGAGTTTGAAGAAACTTCAATTAATGGAATGTGATCGTAAAGATCAAAGCTCATTTAGTTTATTTATTTTTGCGATTCGCAAAAATTCAATCTTTAGATTCAGAGTCAATCTACAGGTGAACAATTGGACTTGCATCAGGATCCAAAAGAATACGACATAAAACATCACCCTTCTGAACAACAACGTCAGAACCTGTGTTATTGATGATATTAATTTGCATGACTGATTCATATTTCCTTCCTAAGCCAAACATTCCTAAAAATCGAGATAAGGGAGTAACTTCAACAATACACTTGAAAGTTTCAACGAAAAGACCTTGAACATCGGAGACTCCAACAAATCCAACCTTGGTCGGCTTGATTTCAATGTTGGTGTCCATGCAAGTAATCCCTGCTACGGAGACAACTATCTGTTTTCCTGCAACAACGACGAGACCTTGATTGTAACTTAAAGAAGGATCCTCCGAACCCTTGCAAATATTCCTGAACTCAATTGGGTTCATCTTTGTCTAAAGCCAAAGTGTTGTCTTTTGTGTTTATGTTGTTTACAACTTTCAAAGTTCAATCTAAGCGAAATACATTTGAAATCGAAGGATTCGAAGAGTTTCTAATTCTGAACTACCGATTAATAAATCTTCAATTAACATTATTTGGTCAAAAGATTTTTCAAAGTATTTGATCATTGTACAATACCAAAGATATTTAATAAAAAAATGTGTTCAAGAGACTGTGCCATATCAATGGTTGTCCCGGTTCATCCGGAAGATCCAACTTTGAAGTATCCATTCATTCACACTGAACTCATTGAACCTGAAAAGATGGTGCAGCGTTTAGCAGCCGAGTATTTCACTGGTAAGTTCAAATTCAAGGGCGTCGCTTCACAGACGCCCAGCGAAGCCACCCCTCAATTGCATACACTAATCAGAGGATGGGAATACAACGAGATAGATGCAATTGCCGACCATTTCGTTGAAGATATTCGAATTGGATGTCGCCAGTTTGGTAAACCAAATATTGTTGACATTTGGTTGAAGACACCAGCAAGTGTCCTTCGGAAGCTTAAAACACCTGACGATGTTCGCATGTTTTGTATGAAGGAAGGTCGTGAATGTCGTCTGTTCTCAACAGGATTAGCTCTTCATTTTATGATGGACTACGTTCCAGGAATTGGCCTGAAAATCCTTGACCCTAGTGCAGGATGGGGAGATCGAATGATTGCTGCTATCATTGCGGGTGATAAAGTAGCTGAGTACCATGGTTATGATCCTAACCTTGCTTTAAAACCACGATATCAAGACATCATCGACCGACTGGACAAGTCGAAGAAATGTATAGTCATAACAGAGAAATTCCAAATTGCCCAAATCGTAAAGGATTATTATGACCTCGCTATAACAAGTCCTCCATACTTTGA